GGAGCATTAATATTTCTTCCCTAGTTGTTCTACATCGTTTCTGGAGAGAATGTACATTTCTTGGAAAGTAGCATTCATAGAAAGCGCAGTAGGTTTACCATCTATGTGAGTATTGAAAGCACCATTAGGTGTATACTGTACAGTAAAATCTGTGCAAGCACAAGCGGCAGTACAAAATATTAAATTAGAACCACCCTGTATTCCCTGAGAATAAAAAGAAACAACAAACTCATAAGGGAAGAACAGAAGTTGAGCGGCGTTTCCAGTTATTGCGAGAGAACCACTGCCTGGATATATTGATTTTTTAAAAGTAGAAACAAACTCGCTAAGTTGTTGTGAATCTCCTTCTGTCAGCGGTGTAATATTCCAAGAAAACTGAAAAGTTCTTAAATTAGAACTCTTAAACAATGCTTCTAGATTAGGATTTGCTGTTTGTCTGGCTTTTGCACGAACAGCATTTTTTGCATTTTCTGCTCCTATCAGATCCAAAGCAGTCATTCCACCAGCAACAGCACCATCTTTCAACTCTCCAAAACCCGTAGACGAATCTTTTGGTTGCGTAGTGTTTCCTTTATCCATTCCTAATGTTATTGCATTATAGACAGAATCGAGGAACATAGTAGTTCCTCCAAATTCTATGGGTTCATATTCGAAAGAATTAACATCAGACAGATCTTGAGGTAAAGGAAGAACCCAAGTCTCTCCTGCATCACCACCTCTACCTATAGTCCTTCCAGGTCTAGGGCCACCTTTTTCATAAAAAGTAATTTCTGTCCAAGCAGTTAAACTGGAAGGAGCAGATCCACTTCTTTTTGATGGTATTCCTTGACTCGGAAGAACGGTTTTAACACTACCGCTGAGTTGATTTTTTAATGTTTCTAGTGTGTCATTAATAGGCATATTCTTCCTCTTATTTCTAAATAATATGTATGTCTTATAAAGGAATATTTAAACCCAAGAACCCTAACAAGTATGTTGGTGATCCATCCAACATAGTATATCGTTCACTTTGGGAAAGAAAATTTATGCTTTTCTGTGATACGAACGATAATGTGATTAAATGGTGCTCGGAAGAAGTGGTTATTCCTTATCTTTCACCAATAGATGGAAAATATCATCGTTATTTTGTCGATTTTTTAGTAGAAATGAAAACAAAAGAAGGATTGAAGACATTTTTGATAGAAATCAAACCAAAAAGACAGTGCTCACAACCAAAAATGGGTAAGAAGACAACAAGAAAGTATCTCAAAGAGGTAGAAACTTGGAAAGTCAATAACTCTAAATGGGCCCATGCTAAAAACTTCGCTGAAAAGAACAATTGGCAATTTAAAATATTAACAGAGGACGATCTAAACATAAAATGAAAAATATAATAGACTCCATTCAAAATACTTTAAAACAGTTGCCACAGACACAGGGGAAAGAAACTGAAAACAACTCATCAAAATGGTTTGCCAATAAAATAGAAAAGATCAAAACCATATCCAAAGGCAAAATAAATCCAAATACCCCCTCGACCAAGAAAACCATATTAAACGAATCTAAAGCATCAAAAACATTCAGATTCAAGAAACCAGGCTACATATACTTTTTCCAGTATCTACCACCTAACGCCAAACAATTACCATACTATGATGAATTTCCTATCATTTTGACTTTAGGATTCGGTAAAAATCAAGTAATAGGATTAAATCTCCATCTTCTGCCCGTCAGAATTAGACTTATCTTTGCACTTCAAATCATAAAATCTATGGTGGATGCAGATAATGACATATCAAAAGTAAGAATTGCTCCTTTGTTGTCAAATAGAATTATTCGCAAATACATATATGCAGCGGCCGAAGGTTATTATTATGCTGGTGTGAGATCTAAAATAAAACTAGTAGGACCAAAAGAATTTATGATTATGGCTTTTCTCCCAGTAGAGAAATTTAAGAAAAAACAAGCACCTCAAGTAAGAAAAATAGTAGCATCTCTTTTAAAGAACATAAAATAAATGGCACTAGATCTAAACATAGACATAGCAAGAACCAATAGATTTCTGGTCACAGTAATACCACCAGATTCTGTAGGTCTATCTTCTGCGGTTTTTAGAGACACATATATTGAAACAGCAGAACTACCAAGTATGAGTTTGGCAACTGAAGATTATGAATTAGACGGAAAACCTACAATTAAAGTTCCCTATAAAAGAAATCCGGCAGGAACTTTAAATATAGGAATAAGGTTGGAAGAAAATGGTGCATCCAGAAATTACTTTAAACAATGGATGAACGCAATAATTCAAACAACGGATAATGTTAATTACTACAGACAGTATTACAAGAATATTTGCGGCACCGTAGAAATAAGACAACTTGATCTAAATGATAATCCTACATTCGGTGTCACTCTGTTGAACGCTTATCCTATAAATGTAGATACTGTTCAGTATGATTGGGGTGACGCAAATAACTATGTGAAACAATCGGTTGCTATTTGTTATTATGATGAAATATTAATTTAATGGAGTATATTATGAGATTACCAAAACTAGAAACACCAGTTTATACTACAGAACTTCCTTCTTCGGGTAAAAAGATCAAATATCGTCCTTTCTTAGTAAAAGAAGAAAAGATAATGATGATCGCATCTCAAGAAAAAGACACTAAACTTATTATTGACAATTTCAATAAAGTATTGAAAAACTGTGTTCTTACAAAAGACATAGATGTAGAAAAACTAGCATCTTATGATGCACAGTGGTTGTTTTTGAAATTAAGAGAAGTATCTATAGGTTCCACAATACTAGCAAATGTAAAGTGTCCTGTTACTGGTAAGAATTTCGAAACAGAAATATCATTATCGGCGGCAAAAGTTGTAAAATCAAAAGACAGAAAAAACAAAATAATGCTAGATGCTGGTGTTGGTGTTGTTTTGAAAGACTTGACTTTAGCAGAATTTTATGAAACACTGGGAAATGTTTCGGAAAACGAACAAGATAATTCCGAGTTCGAGTCTACTCTAGATTTGGTTGCAAAATGCATAGTTGAAATTTTTGATAATGAAAATGTTTATCCTACGGCAGATGCAACCAAAGAAGAGGTACAGGATTTTTTAGAAAATCTTTCAAAAGATCATTTTGATAAAATTAATGAATTTTTTGTAAGCATACCAAAAATTAAATTAGAAGAGGAAGTATTTTCACCACCAGCACAAAAGAATATCAAATTAGTGTTGGACAACTTTATGGATTTTTTCGCCTAGGGCTGTCTCGTGAAACTCTTGCAGGAATGTATAAAACTAATTTCATTTTAATGCAAGAACACAGATACAGCCTAGAAGAATTGGAAAATATGATGCCTTGGGAAAGAACAATTTATGTAAGTCTTCTGATAAAGCATATGAAAGAAGTAAACGAAGCAATAGAAAAACAAAACAGAATAGCAAGAAGGAAAAGATAAATGGCTATAATATCAGGAATTGCAAAAGCAGGCGCAAAAATAGGATCAGCATCTAAAAAGGCTGCGACTGCTGTTGGCGGCAAACTGAGCAAAGCCAAAACAGCAATTTCTGAATCCAAACTAGGACAAACTGTTTCTTCTATGGCCAAAAATGTTCAACAGACAACAAAACAATTTCTTGCTCAAAGTTCTCAGATGTCTGCTAGAATGAATATGACAGAAAAAGCAATACAAGAAGGAAACAGAAATAGAGTTCTACAGCAAGAAGCAATTCAAGAACAAATTTCTATAGAAAATAGACAACTAGATTTGCTGGAAAAAATAGAAAGAAATACTAGAGATGGTTTATCTAAAGGAGACAGGCAACAAAAACAAAACCAAGGTTTGTTTTCTAAATTATTCGATACTCTTTCAACTATTGCAAACATAAGATCCATAGCAAGTATGGTTAAAGGCGGAGCACCTAGCGCAGCAACAACTGCTGTTAAAGGACCTGGATTGCTCACTAAAGCAGGAACCGCAATAAAAGAAAGTAGAATTGGTAAAGCAGTAACAAATACTGGTTCTGCTATTAAAAATAGTAAAGCAGGATCTGCAATTTCCAGAATAGGAAGTTCCATTGTGGGTGGTGGCACCCGAGCGGTAAGTGCAGCGGGATCTGCAATAAGTAATGCAGGGAGTGCTATAGCAAACTCTAAAGTAGGAACTGCTGTCACAGGTGCGGCAAAAACTGGAGGAGGGTTTTTGTCTAAAGCATTCGGTGCAGTTAGTTCATTTGCGGGTAAATTGAATCCTATAAATGCTATTAAAGAACCAATAATTAAAAATGCACCAAAACTTTTATCTGCTGTACTTACAAAGATTCCAGGCATAGGTGCTTTAATAACTACAGCATTAGCAGCATATAATATTGCTAGTATAAAATCAGATCCAACTCTTACACCAGAAGAAAAGAAAAAACAAATAGGATCATCTATATCCAGTGTCCTTGGTTCTGTTTTGGGTTCTGTAGGAGGAGGTATACTGGGTGGAACCATAGGTTCGGCAGTGCCTATTGTTGGAACTGCAATGGGTGGTATTATTGGTTCTCTTGGTGGAGCACTAGTTGGTAGTTATGTTGGTGATTGGGTGGGTAGTGCTGTTGGACCAGAAAAGATATATGATGTTGCTACATCTGTTCCAGGTCTTGGTGATCTTATAGCAGTAGAAGATACAGCAACTGCTACAGAGAAACCATCTACACCAACAACTCCAACACCAAAGACACCAGACACGGCAGGAGATCAACTGAAGCAAACAGCAGAAACACCCATCACATCAGACATATCCAAAGCAGCAACCACTGCCGCTATAGCAGGAACTGTCGGTGCAACAGGTGCTGCTATGTCTACTGGAGCGACCACATCTCCGCAAATATCCACACCAGTGGCCACTACTCCTATTTCTTCACAAGCAAAACCAGCACAAACAAAAACTATGTCAGATAGATTGTCTGATATGGGTGTTCTTGGAACTATTATGAAATACGGAACTCCTGTTGGTATGATGGCATCTGCTTATGATTTTATGAATCCACCAAAACAACAAGCAGAACCAACAGTAGGAACCACACCAACACCCGATCAGAAGAAAATAGAAACATTAAATATAAATGCCACCACGGTAAATGTTACGGA